ATTCTAAATTTATATCATCGTATACAAAATCTTCTACTAAACATGGTAGTGATTCTAGTTTACCAGCATATCTAAAAAAACCATTTTCAGACATCCAGTATGCAGAACCATCTACCTCTACACATGCATTTTGTCCAACAAGTCCACAGTTAGTTCCAACCTGTGCAAATGCAAACGTAAATGGTTGGCCAACAAAACGTTGTGTGAACAACGCTGTATCAGTCCAAACATAAATTGCATCCCTACCTCTAATAGCCCCTATGATCTTTGATCCGTCGGCCAGTCTCTGTGTGCCAGCTGTATTGGTTGCTGTAGGTGTATATGTATTTATATCCTCTTGATCTGAGAATCTAATAAACATGTTATCTTGTGTTTGTGTATCTCCAATAGTTGTTTCTGTTCCAAAGAATACTAAGTGACGATCCGGTGTAGATACCACCATGTGTCTTGATGCTGTTGGTGCACCAGCTATAATTGTAGCTCTAGTAGTTGTTGCATTTGACAATGAAGAGTCCCATTCAAAACAAGCATTGTTTGCAATTAAACAAATAGCTTTGTCACCAAAATTATCTATGGACCACATACCAGGTTCAATAACTAAGTCTCCTGATGCAGCCTCACCCCATGCAACAAAGTCTGATGTATTAGTAACTGTAGCTCCGTTACTGTGAGCTGCAGCTGTTGTATTTCTAACACCTCTTGTTACACCTGTTAAAGTGTTGTTAGTAATTCCTGTATAAGATATTTCTTCAGTCCCTATTTGAATAAAATTAGTCCCTGTGTCAGGAAACTGAGATGCATCTGTTAAAACTATAGTTGTTGTTGAATCATTAATAGCTCCATTTAAAGTAGTCGTTTGTGCATTAGGTTCTTGTCCACCCCATGTCCCTAATGACCAACCAAAACCTCTTGCCTGAACAGCAGGTCCAACAGGATAATAATGCTGAACTCTAATACCACCAGAAGTTGTAGCACCAGATCCTGTTTCATTTGATGGCATGGTAATTGTTAAAGTTGTAGTTGTTGGCACAGACGTTACCATAAATTTTTTATCATCAAAGTCTGATGCACTAAAGTTAGAACCAGTTATGGCAGTAAAACTATCTAATAAAATAATTTCGTTTTCTCCAATGTTGTGTGCTGATGGAAAAGTTATAGTTACTTCAGCATCGTTTTGTGTAGTGCTAAAAGCATTTGTTAAAGTTGTTGTAGTTTTTATAGGGTGTATGTCATGAAATATACCACCTGAAAATGCATATAAAATTCTGTTTGTGCCTATGATTGCATACTTTCTACCTAAACTATTGATATAGTGGTGTAGACCTCTAGCAGATCCAGTTAAGCTATCTGACCCTAATTGCTTCCATCCACCTATTTTTTCAGGTGTACCATATCTAAACCTAACATTATCGCAGTCTATCCATTGACCTTCGGCCGTAGTTGCAGATACTTGTTTATTGATTCCGGGTTGAAAACCTATTTTTTGTAGCATAATAATCCCTTATATAGTTAAAATAATGACTTTTCTACCTATTAGTTAGATAGGCTCTATTTCACATTGATATACTAAAATAACTCTATTTTCTAAACAGAATTTACTTATGGGGACAGAACTGTGAGGTATTCTACTGTCAAAAACAAGTACAGAGTTAGGGTATGGAATTATAGCTTCTCTTATAGTTTCTTTTTTATTGTCGTATAGTACAGTTTCTCCATGCCACTCGGGACTCCACTCATCAGTAAGGTATAATATAATAGTTCTATTAAAACCAGGTTTTGTAATTTTATCTGTATGTATCTCCATTTCATTACCAAATTTATATGCATTGTAATATATGTCATACGGTCTAATTAAAACATTATACTTATTTGATAGTTTTATAAGAGGGGGTCTAAGTATTTCTGGTAACATAGTGTAATCAGTAATAGGGTTTTTTACTCCACCATAAACAGGATTATTAAGATGCCATTCTTTCATTGAAGCGGACGCTCTACCGTGAAATTTCCAACTCATGTCTGTTTTTTGACGTTGAAGATTATAAAACTCATCATAATCTAAAAAGTTTTGAAAGTTAAGTATTTCGTCTGGTTTAATCATGATAATTAATATTTATATTTATTCTACATTTTGCATTTGTGCAGCTTGTGGAATTGTGTGGTTTAGAGGCATCAAATAATAATAGTCTATTTGCTACACTATCAATCTCTTCTCCATTTTCTAAAACAGTTTTACCGTCATTTGAATTTATATAAAATATTGCCCCTTTGTGTTTAAATGGGTAATCTATGTGTGGATTGTGATCAAATCTTTTAGATGTTTTCATGTAAAGATTACCTTTAATTCTAATTAAAGTTTTTGGATTTAATTTTTTAAGTAAAGGGTTAACACATTCTTGAAATTCTGAATTCCATTGAGATTGATCATAAAATAAATGTGTAAAATATGTGTCTTCATGATCTCTTGTTTCATCACCTTGTCCAGCTATTCTTTCCTGCATATACCATGGAAACCAAGTGCCTTCTAAAAATTGCAGTGATTTAAAGTCTTCTTTACTTAAAAAATTATCGTATATCTTATACATCATCTAGCTACCTTATAGTTAAAACCTAAAGTAATTCTATCTTGATTACTCATAGAAGGTTCAACGTAATGTTGAAGATAAGATGGAAACAAAAGAAAAGAATTTTCTTTTGGAACATATGAATATGTTGACGATGTCCATTCGTTAAAATCGTTGGAGTTAGGAAAACTATTTGGTAACATAAACATAGGACTCTGAAAAACTATGTTACCTGAATTTTCAGGAACAGACAAGTAAAATACTCCTGCTAAACAAACTTCACCATTACCATGATTATGTGGTCTATTAAAAGACCCTAATGAATTAATATTAAACCAATAATTATCTAAATTTAAATTTTTTTCATATTTTATTTGATCAATATATTCGTTTACAGCAAAATATATCTTATCAAATAATTCTTCAAAGGGTTTTTGAACTTGTGTATATTCTTCACTTTGCCAACCATTACAGTTACTAACTATTCTCCCTCCACTGCTTTTTTTAATAGACAAAATTTCACTTATCATTTTACTACAATCAAGATTAAGATTATCTGCATATAAAGCAGAGGAAAAAATATTATAAAATTTTTTCATAAGATTATATACCATCCTGTAGCAATCCATTTTTCTTGAGTTGGAGATGGTATGCCTCTATGTGTATGAGTAAAATCAGTGGGCCAAATCAATGACTTACCTTTCACTGCTTTGTATTTAATTTTTTGATATTTAAATTCAGTTTCTCCTTTATCTGTAACCGTGTTTAAATAAGTCATGTAGACTAACGCTCTATTTGCAACCATACTTTGACTATTTCCAAAAGCAGGTCTTTCATTATGCCACTTTTTAAAACCACCATTTTTTGGGTAATATTGAATTAAGTTTGTAAAGTCAGCATCATACTCATTTAAATCGTATTTAAGACAATATTCTGAACAAGCTACCTTTAGTGCATTAAAATATTTTATTATAGTTGGGTTAGTTGATGGTCTATAAAATTGAACATCTATGGAATCTTTCCAAGATTTATCTATAGTTTCTTTACCTTTTGAATCTACTATAGAACCTGTAAATTTATGTTCACTATTTTCTTTATGATATTTAATTAACTCATCACAAATACTTTCATCTACTTTAAATTCGTATATAAAATTATCCATCATTATAAATATTTTCTTTTAAATATTTGTATAAACTTGGTTCTGCATAAACCGCTAATTCTGCTTTTTCTTTTTTTCTGTTTAAACTTTTAATTGCGTTTAACCAAGCATATTTAAGTGTTAACCAAGTATCTTTAACATCATATAGTATACCATCTAATTCAGTTGGAGAATAATTCATGCCAGCCGCAATACAATGATAACCACCATCTATATTAAAATGATAATCAAATTTTCTTTTTTCAACTAATAATCTATAGTTTCCTAAAAATCTTGGATCCATATTTATTAATCCTTTATCCCACTGTTTGTTAAAATTATTCAACCAATATTTAGTATCAGTTCTGTGAGACAAGGCATAGTGCATCCCAACAAACTCAACAAAGTTTTTATAATCTGCTTTACACATAAAAGTAAAATTATCTTTATCCCATTGAGAAAATTTATCTCTTCTTATATTTCTAACAAAATTCATAAGAAACTGATGCACTGACCATAATCCATTACTTTCTAACGGTTCTATAAAACCAGCTGATAAACCTATTGCCACAACATTTTTAACCCACAATCTTTTATGAATTCCTATTCTCATTTTAATTTTTTTAAACTCTAAATCTTCTTTACCTAAATATTGTTTAAATTCTTTTAAGGCTTCTTCATCAGACACAAATTTATCAGAATAGACATAACCTGTTCCTATTCTTGACCATAAAGGTATATTCCATATCCAACCATTATTATATGCTGTGCAATTAGTAAAAGGTTCTAATTGTTTTTCTTTATCTTCATAGGGTATTCTAGTTGCCCATGCTGAATTATTTGGTAATACATCAGCATAACTTTCAAAAGGTTCTTTTAACGTTTCTCCCAATAACAAAGATTTAAAACCTGTGCAGTCTATATATAAATCAGCAGTGTGTTTTTTATTTAAAGACTTAATACCATTTTCATCCTGTTCAATAGTTTCAATATCTTCAACAATGTGTTTTACTTTTTGACATTTTTTTTCTTTTAGCCATAAGCCAAATTTAGTGGCATCAAAGTGATAAGCTTTTGCACACTTTTTATTAAATTTATTTTTATTTACATACGCCATTTGTTTTGGAAACAAACACTCTGCATAGTTAGAATTAGGTGTATCGGGATACAAAAATTTTTTATACCACCAGTCGTTAGCTGAATTATAATTATCTTCAATATCAGCTGATCCAAAAGGATAGTGAAAAGCCTCTCCTTTTTTATAAAAGTCTGTAAATTTTATACTTAGTTTATAAGATCCATCTGTTTCTTTAAGAAACTCTTTTTCATTTATTCCAACGTAATGACACCAATTAACTATAAATTCTAAAGTGCTTTCACCGACACCAACTGTTGAAATATTTTTAGACTCTATTAAAGATATTTCCCATTCTGGTTTTGCTCTTAACAAAGTAGTTGCTGTCATCCAACCTGCAGAACCCCCACCTAAAATTATTACTTTCATATTTTATAAAGCTTATATATCTTTCTTACCCGTAAATCAAGCTATTCTTCTACAGATCGATTGTCCCATTGTTTTGTATCTTCATTCCAATCATATATTCCACCATCATCAGGTCTATCACCAATTGGTGACTCCCATAGACAAGTTTCTTCATCTAAGACCCAACTCGGAAAAGGTTTAATAGGAATAAAAGCATCTCTCTGATGATCATAAGTGCCATCAATAGCTGCCATATTTTTTCTAAATGCTTTAGATTGATCTTCATGTAGTTCTGTTGTTGACCCAGCTACGTAATATTTTCCACCATGAGTGTTATATGAACATTGTTTCCACACACTAGGATCTTTAGGATACAATTTTTTTATAAAATCAATTCCAGCTTGTTCGGTTACCGCAATGTCATTGTCAACAACAATAACCGTTTCTACTATATTACCTACTCCTATTTTTGCAAAATGTGCCATATATTCTCCTATGCCGTGTAACTTCCACTTGAGTTAAAAACTAAAACGGTGTCGCCACTTACTTGTGATACTGTTGGACTTCCTGTTGTTGTCCCTGAATAATTTGAAGTTGCCATTCTTAAAACTACAACTCCTGATCCACCTGCTGGACCTCCGTGTTCGTTTGCTCCAGCTCCACCACCTGTATTAGCAGTCCCAGCGTTAGCACTTGTTCCTTTAGAACCGTTTCCACCGCCACCAGTTCCTCCTGAATCTGCAGAAGTTGATCCGCCCTGTTGAGCGCCTCCAGCTCCACCTCCAGCACGAGTTGTTGATGTTCCTGTGATTGATGACGCTACACCATTTCCACCAGCTCCAGATGATCCTTGTAAAGTTCCGTTTTGTCCAGCGTTAGCAGCTCCTCCACCGCCACCGCCTGTTCTATAACTTCCTCCGCCTGATCCAGCTCCACCGTTGTTTCCTTGGTTAGCAGTTCCTGTTCCTCCTTGTATCGGAGTGTTTCCATGACCATGACCTTGAGCTCCTCCTCCTGAACCACCGTTTAGGTCAGTTCCTGTTCCACCTCTACCACCTCCTGCTGAGGTAATATCTGTGATATCGACTCCTGTTATTGAACTATCTCCACCTTTAGATCCTGTTGATCCACCTCCTACGGTTATTGTGTAAACAGTTCCGGGTGTAAGTTGTAAAGCAGTTTCTGCTGATGCACCACCGCCTGATGATTCACTAGCGTAAGATGATCGATAACCGCCTGCTCCGCCTGCTCCTCCACCGTGGGATCCCCCAGCTCCGCCTCCAGCAGCAATACATAAAAAGCTTGTTGTATAAGATGGAGCAACTATGTTGAAGTTTCCTGAGTTAAGGGCAGCTACTGAGTTACCTGATGCTGTTAATACATATCCTTTTGTGCTATCCACAAAAGTAATTTCAACTGCTTGCCTGTTTTGAGTGCATTCATGACTTATATCATCTAGTCCTTCAAACTTGTTTCCATTAGGATCAATAAGTAATCTATTAGTTGCAAAAGTTTGTGCGTAATCTTTGAATGTAAAAGTATCTCCGATACTAGGCGATGCCGGTAATGTTGCTGTTATTGCACCACCACTTGTGTTTACGAAATAACCTTCTCCAGCTGCTGCATTAAAGTTAGCTGTTTTTACCGCTTGCCAAGAAGTTCCGCCTGCTCCTGAAAATGATAATTGACCAACACCAGTTGCTCCTGATCCTGATACTGAATCTACTTTTAAAAATGTTCCAGCTGTTACGTTTCCAGTAGGAAATTTAAGTGTGTAGCTCTGCGCACTACTATGCGGAGGCGATTGTAATTTAATTCCGTGTGAATTAGACTCACAGTTAAGTTGTAGAGTTCCTGGATTTGTATTACCACCGACTGCTACAACACCCGTACCATTTGGTGTAGATGTAATATTTCCATCCGCACCATCTGTGATTGTAATATTACCAGAGTTAGTTCCAGAGTTTGTGTCTAAAACTAAATCATATGCACCGCTAGAAGTTACAGTCGCTGCTGCAGCTCCTGTACCAACTTTAGTTTCACCAGTTCCTTTTGGAATTAAAGCGAGATCAATATTAGAGTCATCTCCAGTTGCAGATATGCTAGGTGCATTACCTGTAGCTGCGTTCGTGACATCTATTTGGTTTACTGCGGATGATGTTGTTTGAAAAATAATTTGTTCATTTCCATTTTCATCAGCAATAAAATGTGCATCATCAAATAAAATATTGTGAGAGTTAGTATCTAAATTTCCACCTAGTTGAGGTGTTGTATCATCAACTACATCTGAACCTGTTGAAACTTCGATTATTTTAGGATTTGTTGTATCTGGATTACCAGACGCAAAAAGTATTTTTGTTCCTTTGTCCGTAGCTGAAAAAGTAAAACTATCTCCAGATCCTGTAATATATTTAAATTCTACAGTGTATGCACCTGAAGTTGAATTTTTTATAAAATAAAGTTGTTGAACATCGTTTGGAATTCTAACAACTTGATTACCTGTGATTGTACCAGTAAATTCAATCAT